TCAGTTATATTTATTACTTTGCATCCTAACTTATATGCAGCAACCTGGAATGAACAAGATGTACGAGTAGAAGGTTCGTAAAATAAATTAATCATGATTTTATTTGCAAAAGATGGTGGCGAATGTTTCATGATTGAAGCCCTTTCCATGTATTGCATAACAGATTTATGAGTCAACATGAATATAATAAAGACAAATCTTTATGTATTATTATAATATTTTATAGGAATATATGATTGTATTTTGCCAATAATTGTATTATCATCTTCTTTTTTCGTCATAAAAGGATAAAATAAATAATTAATAGGAAATTCAAAATAATAAGAAGCTTTTCTTGCAACAGTATTGTATAATGATAATTTACATATATCTTCTTTTTCAGTATAAGTGTTATGTAAATGTGATAATTTATTATAATCATTTTGGTGACATAATTTATATTGTATAACATTTCGTTCTTTACAATTATTAATACAGCCGGCATGTAGTAAATCACTATCGAATAAAAATGCAGTTCCAGCACTACCCTTTATATTAACAATATGTGACCAACAAAATGGATATGATATGTTACTTGAAGGGCATACTGATAATAATTCACCTTCATATTTATACAATATGAGGGTATATACCGGATATTCAGTATTATAAATATGTTTACTAGATGTTACATCTCTATGAAAAGTAGACAATGCAACATTACGTATTTTATATATATAATCTATAAAAATATAACCACTAGGAAGTTTTTTCATTACATCTTGTTTTAATTTTAAACAAGGTTCATCTTCTGTTTCTAAGTAATCCCTGTTATATAATGTGCAAAACCCATCCTTATTTAACATTCGCGTATGCATAGATGTTATATAATCTTCATTTTTTTCATAATAATAATAAATGATGTATAATATTATCACAAATATTATATAATATTTCATTTATATATAAAAATATAATAAAAGGAAATATAAATGGATAAAAAACTGCAAACGTTCATAGGAATTATGGTATTCTATATTTTTATATCATACGTATTATTCCCATTGGTATTTTATTACGGTATGGGTAAAACGTTATCAAATGCAGGTAATGGCTTTGTCGTAGGTAGTTTGATTTCCATTGCTTTATGGTTAGGATTTGGAAAAAAAATGATATAAATATAATAGTATAACTTATGAATGAAGGTTCAACTAATAAGTTATTCTAAGTCAGATCATGAATCTATACAAGATTTAGTTGCATATTGTGCAAGAGTGTCTAATCCTGCAAATCAACACAACACGGAAACAAATGAAAAATTGATAAGATATCTCATTAAAAATCAGCATTGGTCTCCACTAGAAATGGTTAGCATATGTTTAGAGATAGAAACAACGAGAGATATTGCAAGGCAGATTTTAAGGCATCGTTCTTTTTCTTTTCAGGAATTCTCTCAACGATATGCTATTGCAGATTTAGGTAATGAACTAAAAGAAGCAAGACAGCAAGATAAAAAAAATAGACAGAATAGTATAGAAACAACTGATGTTGAATTAAAACAACGATGGGAAGAACAACAGCAAAAAATAATTGAACAAACAAATCAAGCCTACCAGTGGGCAATAGATAATGGAATTGCAAAAGAACAGGCAAGAGCTGTACTCCCAGAAGGCCTGACACTATCTAGACTGTATATGAATGGTACGCTAAGATCATGGGTACACTATATACAACTAAGATGCGGAAATGGTACTCAAAAAGAACATAGAGAAGTAGCATTTGCTTGCGCTGAAGCAATCAAGACAATATTTCCAATGATAGAAGAATTTATTCAGTAGCTTGTAAAAGACGCAATTCTTCAACTTCAGGATAATATAATTTGAATTGATGATAATGGTCTTCAATCCACGGTTTGTGGCATGCAAAAGTTATTTCTGAGAAAATTGCTTCCACAGAAAATGTCATTGCTAATTCATAAGGGGGTTTATTTACATGTATATTGGGATAGTTTTTACAGAAATATAGATCTTCATTATTATATTCCCATTTTACCTTTTCAATTATTTCTAGCATTTTATTTTTTCTCCTTAAACTAAAACCACCATTTCCAATATGTCCACATTCTTTTGATAGATGACATCCAGGTCTACGCCAAGGTCCACCAACATAATCATATTCAAGAAATTTGTTTAACATATCTTTGTTTTGAACAAACATCATACTGTCTGTTTGAAAAACTAAAAATATTTCAGTTAAAAAATTATATATAACACTTTTACGAGCAAATAAGCTACTATATTGTGTTAATGTCAAATTATCAATAGGTAAATGTATTATTTCAATTCGCGATGATCCTAATCTTTGTACAATATTAGTTACATAATCTTTATTATTATTACCATGAAAAAATATAATTTTCCAATCTTCATTCAAACATTCTAGAGCATTTTTCAGTACAAATTCAATTGCTTTATGTCTTCTTGGTTCTACTATCATAGCAGTGTATTTCATTTTACTTTATATGAATAAGTATTTAAACTCTTTTGTATGTTTTCAAAAGAGGATCGTAAATATATCCTGGCAATACAGGCAAGCTGTATACATTTGTAATAGAACGAAATGTAAAATTATTTGAATTTTTATTGAACTCCTTTATCATATCAGTTTTATCGCAAATTAAACAATGATAATCATTTTCATTTATTTCTTTGAATAAATAATTATATCTACTATCACGGAGTATTAATAACTCGTCAGTGTATATAATTGCGATAATATAATTCATAGAACGACTTTTCATATATTTTAAACTGTATTTATCAGTAAAATTAAATGTGTAAGGCTCATTTAATATTACGTGAACAATATACATGTACATTTTTACAAATTTTATTAATTATTTGGATAATTCAATTTTTCAATATAATGTATGCGATTTGATTTTACAAAATGATTAAAATCATATTTATTCATAGACCAAGGATGAAAACTAAAACTAGGATACCTGTTTAGTTTTTTTTCCAAATTTATTTCAGTATCATCATAAAATAATATATAATTCTTTTGTTCTACCTTAATTGGTTTAAAAGAATTATATAATCTAAATTCATCAAACTTCATGAATGTATATATGATTTATATTTATATCAAAAATTGAATAAAATAAAATTGCAATAATTTATTCAAAAAAATGACTCCTGAACAAGTATACAACCTTGCTCTTACCCGCTACAATCAGATTCCTGATAAAACCATAGTAGATGGTCTTAATGAAAAGATTATTGAAATGATTACCGGGAAAAATCTATTTGAATCAGAAGGTACATATGCATGGTCCGCTGATCCATGTGAAGATACTGACGATCTTATAGCATTGCGTTATGGGGCTTTGAATACAACTGCAAATTTGATTATCATTATATCTGGCGGGTATCATACACCAGATACTAGACTTGAATATTTGAAAAGCATATTTCCTTGTTTTGAAGGAGCCGAATTCAATATTCCTTTCAGAACACTAACCAATACTATTATATTTGTAGAAGATGGTGTAGAGATAAATATGGAATTAGATGGGTACTTGAATTGCGGCCCGATTCATAGTCGGACTCTTGCATCTATTTCAAGGTGTCTGAAAAAGACACCTGATACTCGTGTCATAACAGTTGGTGCAAATGATGATTGTACATTGGGTGCAGGCATAAATCAAAAACAAACCGACGAAACTGGAAAATTAATAAATGTACCGAATGTGTGGAATACATTTATAAAAGATATTCAAGGTACAACGTGTATTAATATTTCCGTGAATATTTCAAGACATGTTTTGATTCCAAATCCTCTTTATATGATGGATACGCCTTACAGAGAAATGGCAAACGACATATGTATGGCGCCACTAATTAATAATACTGGAATGTTTATAGCGTGCAGACCAGATCCAAATCCACATTTTGCACTACGAGTGAATGAAGGTAATTCAATCATAGATTACAAGTACTTGAATAAAAATATGTCGGAAGAAGATTATATTGCAGGGTTATCCAAGTTGAATGAATATATGGAATTGACGAAAAGCAAAGGACTTCCTGCGGCTATATACGAAGCAGCAGCAATTCCGATTATGACAACACATTCATTTGGTGGAAGATACAAACCAGGTCAATTTGGATGGGCTCCGGGAAATGATGTAGCTAAGAATGAAGTAAGTTGTTTATTACCAGAAACGGTACCAAAGTTCAAAGAAAATATAAGGCAGTTAAGATATTTAACACCCGCGTATGACGTAATAGCATTCATAACATTATTTAAACTTTAATTTACATTCTTCAATAAATATATTAGATTCTTCCATAGTATTTACTATTTTTAATGGCTTTAGTGTTTTATAGAAAATTTTAACAATTTCAAATAATTGTTTAATGAACGCACCATTTGCAACTGCTGTAGAGCAAATCAATCTTTTTTCTATAAAAGCACTTCTTTCTAGAAGAAGTGCAGAAAATTCTTTAACTTGTGCTATTGATAATAAACCCATTAAGCGAATATCCAGTATATAAACAAAGTTAATATCTAATTTTTCCATTTCATCCATTTTCTCCTTGAATTCTTCTATTGCACATGTCCATTCAAATGGAGATGGTTGTTCTTTTTTTACATCAAACAAAAAAATGAGTATATCATTTCTTTTTGAAATTTTATAATCAATAAAATTATTAAATAGGTTTTCCATTAAAAAATATAATTTAATTTGTTTATACTCTTTTTAGTTTATATGAATAACTTGTTCATGTTATCCGCTTCTAGTGTATTTTTTTTAACAAACAAATCTATAATTCTGCTATTATCTCTAAACCTAAATGTAAATAATTTATTTTTTTCTTTTCGTCCAACGCGTCCAATAGATTGAATGATTTGTTCTTGCGTTACATTCTGCAACTCTTCTGCAAATATGGCGTGGCAAAACTGATAGTTTGTACCATACATAAAATCGCTTGTAGAAATGATAAACAGTAGTTGTTTATCCTCGGCTAGTTCTTTCATGGTATCATTGTACTCTTCCAATATTTCACTAGGATTGAATATACCGATACCCATGAGAAGTAATATTTTGTAATTTGTATGAACTTGCATGTTCATTATTTTTCTAACATATTTTTCATCAACGCGGCTAGAAAATACATTAGATTCCTCAAATCGTTTGTTAGACCATTTTCCAAAATGTTCACGGCTATTAGGTATGTATAAATTATTCAATTGAATTGGTTTAAGCATGGATTCTAATTTATCTATTTCTTGAATCAATTGTTTTGTTAATGGATCAAACCGCTGATCTTTCATTTTGTTTTCATTTTTCTCGTCCTTGCTAGTATTGTCTTCCAATTGTTGTTTTTTTTTAATTATTTTTTCAATCAGATCATTATTGTATGAAATGGACTTGTCTAATTCCATAAATGCAGATGGGTGTATACCACTATTTTCTACAAAATATGAAACCCACTTATTAATATCGTAGCATATAAACATTGCTGGTCCGTATGTTAGTGTATAACTATGTCGTGTTGTTAATTCAATTCCAATTTCAATACGTTTTGTCCTTTTAAATGATTCGTAATTCTGTAATACAAATGCATAATCCGTCTTTTTTATTCGCTGAAGTACTTCATAATATAGCTCGCGTATGCTCTTGGTATTTACATTTTGAACTGATCTAAAATGATCCAAAATAATACTAGTATTATTGAAGACAATTTTACACAAATATAATATAAATGTGGCACATTCAGTAACACTTAGAAATTTCATATGTGTTTTTCCATGTATCTCTATAAATGTATCAATCTCATCAATTGTTTTAAATACATTATGAGGCATAATAACCGATCCATTTGTATCTAATAGAGAAACGTTGGTAGTTTCATCATATGTATCAATATAGTGTATTTCACCTGAATATTTACTAATATATCTATCTATCATGGGCTGCATCTCGGATTGACTGGGCAACGTTGCCGATGATAATATAATATTCGGTATAACGTTTACTTCCCAAATACGCTTTACATCATCATGCAAATCGTCGCTTATTTCGTTCATTTTTATAGTTGGTTCGTCATAAAAGATGAACATGTTGTTTTTGTCAAAGAATGACGTCATGTACAACATTGCGATTTCATAAGACTTGATATCACAAAACATAAGTTCTACTTTTTGTCCATCGCTATGATTGGGGCGCTTGAATTTATCATTTGAAAACGAATTTACCGAGAAATAGTGAAGTCGTACATCTTCCGGAGTAGAGCATCCAAATGCGAATGCAACTTTGCGCCCAACATTAACTGCACTTTTAGCTAAACTAAGAGCAATATGTCGGGAAGGGCAAACAAATATACCCTTGTAGTTCTCACACAAGCCGATAGGTGTAAGCGTTTTACCCGAGCTAGTAGGTGCGCGATAAAAGACACATTTAGGGGTAGATGGGTCTTTAAATAAATCTAGTACTGTTTTTTGATGTTCGTATAATTGTATTGGGTTGTAATCAAATATAGAGTTTGTTTCAATAAAACGTTCTGTATTTTCTAAGAAATGAATGATATCCATTGAATCAGAATATTTATCTATAATTGATTTTACAAATTGAGAAATATAGTAATTCAATTTGTAAATTTTATATAAATGGCAAATATTGTAGAAGTAGTATTCTTTTTTTGGTTTACTAAGCTCTTTTAATAATTTTTGTATAAGGTCAATAATATACATCTCAATATTTTCTGATACTTTTTTCTGTTGACTGGTTAACCGAATTGTATCAGCCGTATTCAACTTCTTCTTAGGCTTAGTCAATGTAATTGGTAAAAGATTGTATTTTTTTGATATATTGTCAACTGCTTCTTTCAACAAGACCGTATAAATATAATAATCTTTTTCTTCGTGATCCAATTTAACAAGAGATGCTATTGTTTGATGTAGAAATATAACTTGAGAACATTGATAGTAATTCTTAATCATATTGAGAATTACCTTTTCTTTATCTGGGACGGCTTGTTCCATCCATATCCATTCAGCCTTGGTTAATTTGAGCTGAGTAGAAACTTTGATCTGAGACATAATAATTTAATATGTTATTTTGTATTTATTCACTTTCAATTTTATATCATGGTTATATAATGTTAGTTTATTTCACTATATTTTTACTAATCGCTGTTTTAATTTATTTGTATTTAAATCCAAAAGAAGGAATGGATGATAAGGGACAAGACTTTTTTGATTTTGGTACGGATTCATACAATTCGGGTTCAAAATGGAAGATGGGAAATGACGAAAAATTAAAAAATTGTATTACTGAAAATTGTAATGTACATAATGTAGGTGATGAAATTTTCAACAGACCGCCTTGTTGGGACAATTGTTTAAAGAAAAATGGATATTTAGAAGGCAAACGCGTAGTAAATAAATATTAGATTTCAAATTATTTATATTTCAATAATTCGCTTTCATTAAAATGTCCATCAATAGGAAAATTAAATTCTTTATATACAATGTGTAATAAAAGCCATTCAAAAAGTCCTCCAAAATAAATATATACATTAACAAATCCTAATTTCTTTAATTGGTTATATTTTTCGGCAACTTTCATATCACGGTGATTACGACCATAAACAATAATTTCCTTTTTCTTATCTTTATTTAACAAATTATTCATAAATTCAGTTTCTTTGTTAGCATGTACTGTATTTTTAATTAAACAACCTTGTTCATTTTCCGGAAGAGTATTGATCAAAACAATATCATGATTGCACATAATTTTGTTTTGTATTGTATCAAAAGTATGTGAAGAAAAGGAAGAATAAACATTACCCATTATAATTATACAAAGTGTTATTTTAAACGAATTTTACTACAATATCAACTTTTTCCTTTTTCATACATTTTGCAGCAGAGATTGAAAGCTCTTCTCTCCTCTTTCGTGTTTTGCCAACAGAGTCATTGTGTTTTTTTGTTTTAGATATGCTGTTATTAGTGTTCATGTCAAATTCAATGTCGGTATAATTTTGTTCAATGTAATCAATAATTTTATTTTCAATTGCCCATTTAAAAAAGTTTAATTGTCCGATTGTTGTCTCAATGCTATATTGTTGATCACCAAATGGTACCTTAATTCTCTCCCATCTACAAAATGGATCAAACCGTCTCTTTGAGTACGCTTTTAATTTCAATTTATAATCATTGTAAACTCTGAACCTAGGGCAATTTTCTAAATCATAAACAGTAAACCATTTCTTTGCATAATTTGTAGAGAACCAATCTACGATACGGAGAGAAATTTTTGATTCTCCATTTATAATACAAAGCATTTTATTAAGGTTATCATCTGCATTATAAAAAATCATAAGTTTATTTAATAAAAGGTCATTCTGACTCTCATATTTCATTGTATATAAAAATAAATCCTGTTTAAATTTTAATTAATCTAATTTAATTAAAGTCAACTGTTTTCCCTGTTTGAAATATTCGTGGCTATCCGTTCTTCTTTTTAAGTTACACTTCAGGCAAGCAATACACGTGTTTGATTCATAATGCCCCAAATTATTATCTAATCTCTCTAATGTCCATTGAGTTCCTTCTCTCTTCTTATTGAAGAGTATTAACAATGAACAATTACAATAATAACATGTTAACTGTGAATCATATATTTTTTTAATCATCTGCATATAAGTTATGTGTTTATCTTCATCATATTTATTTTTTATACGATCTTGATTTTTGTAAGCGTTGTATTTTGCCTTTAGTTCCTTATTAAAATCGTTATTAATTTCTGCATTTTCATAAATTTCTTTTAATATACTCAGTTGATCAATTTCTAATATATATTTTTTTTTCCTTGAGGAATTAGGTAAAGTTATTTGTTTCATATAACTAGTTAAACATATAATATATATTATATTTAAATGAGTAAAGATGCCAAAGAAAATAAGGACGAATGCAAAGAATACAACAGCTTAAAATACAGAACGATGATATCAACGGGTGCTAATATAGACACTTTTTCAGATGCAACTGAAGAATCTCTAAATCAATTTTTAAACATGGACATTGAAAATAATAAAAAAGCAGTATGGTCTAAATTATCCAAGACAGAAAAATTAAAGAAAATCAAAAAGTATGTCAAGGATGTATTGGCTACAAAGCACAACTTAAGTGAAGATGAATCAACAACAGCTGTACGTTTTTTTACATTGATGATTGATAGAAAAAAACTAAGCAAGAACAATGAATTATCGTATAATCAAGAAAATGGAAATATTGATCAGATAGGTGGTCTTATGTTCAATACAGATACTAGAAAATTTACTATTGTATTAGAACAGCCACAGAGCAAAAAAAAGACTAAAAAGATTATTTAATGAATATAAACATATTTATATTGATTATGTAATGGATCTAGAAGTTTTTTTGAAAGAAAATATACCATTAGAAGTGTCAAAACATCCAGAATGGATAGTTGAACCAAATTATAATGAATTAATATTCAAATCTTTATCTATAGATAAAGAGTACTATTTATCAAATATAAATAGAATATTGATTGAATTGGGATTAGATAGAAGTAGACCAACTGAACCAACAATTCATACCATTTTACCGGAACATATCACGCGACTACAGAATATTCCGCAACCACAGCAAAAAACACCAGAATGGTATGAATTCAGACACCAACATATAACAGCAAGTAATGCATGGAAAGCATTTGGTACACAGGCAAATAAGAATCAACTTATATATGAAAAATGCAAACCATTATCATTTAATAAAAGTACACAAACCTTTAATGAAAATCCAATGACTTGGGGTCATAAATATGAACCACTCACCCGACTTATTTATGAAGAAAAGTATGATACCGTTGTAGTTGATTTTGGTTGTATAGAGCATCCAAAGTATCCCTTTTTAGCTGCATCTCCAGACGGAATAGTTGTTGGTAAAAATAATTTTGGAAGAATGATAGAAATTAAAAATGTTGTTTCACGAGAGATAAATGGTATTCCAAAGAAGGATTATTATACACAAACATTGTTGCAAATGGAAGTATGTGAATTACCGGAAGCTGATTTTGTAGAAACTAAGTTTGTGGAATACGATTGCTATGATGATTTTTTGCAAGATAGCAACGAAACATTATTTTTATCAAAAGATGATAAAATGAAGGGTTGTATTATGGAATTTGTAAAAGATCAAGAGTATGCGTATGTATATATGCCTTTCAATATAAAAACGGAACAGGAATTAAATGAGTGGATGGATTTAAATATGACGCAAAATAGTAATTGGATTAAAACAATTTACTGGAAATTGGACGTATTTTCTTGTGTACTGATCAAAAGAAATCAAGCGTGGTTTGAATATGCCATTCCACACTTACAAGATTTATGGAATACTATATGTGTTGAACGTTTGGGAGACTATAGTATAAGAGCACCAAAGAGAAGAATTAATAAAATAGATATAAAAAAAACGGAAGAATAGATATAATGAATGTCATTAAGCGAAATGGCAGCATAGAAGAATTATCGTATGATAAAATTGTAGCTCGTTTAAAGCAACTTGACCCGGATCTGAATATCCAATATGCAAGTTTAGTCAGTAAAGTAGTAGACCAGCTATATGATAAAATACCAACAAAGAAAATAGATGAACTAATGGCAGAAATATGTGCTGCATTGGGTTCAAATCATTACGACTATTCAAAACTTTCAAGCTTAATTTGTATATCAAATCATCAAAAAGAAGTTAATCCTTCTATATTAAAATGTATTTCTTCAGTAAAGTCTGGTTATTTGTCAGATGAATATTGTCATATTGTACAAAAACACCATGAATATTTAGATTCAATTATGGATCATTCAAGGGATTTTTTAATAGATTATTTTGGATTTAAAACACTAGAAAGAGCATATTTAATACGAAATGAAAGTGTAGTAGAGAGAATACAACATTTGTGGATGAGGGTTGCGATTCAAATACATGGCGAAGACTTAGACAAGGTAAAGGAAACTTATGATTGTTTAAGTCTTAAAGAGATTATTCATGCAACACCTACTTTATATAATTCAGGAACAGCGCGTCCACAGCTAAGCTCGTGTTTCCTTTTAGGAATGGAAGATGACAGTATTGATGGTATATTTAATACATTGAAGGATTGTGCAAATATATCAAAATGGGCTGGTGGAATTGGTCTACATATGCACAATGTTCGTGCGGAAGGAAGTCATATTAACGGGACAAATGGTACATCTAATGGTATTGTTCCAATGCTACGTGTATTTAATAATACTGCGAGATATGTAGATCAAGGAGGTGGTAAAAGAAATGGTAGTTTTGCTATTTACTTGGAACCGTGGCACGCAGATATTGAAAATTTTCTAGATTTGAAAAAGAATCACGGCGATGAAGAGATGAGGGCAAAAGATTTGTTTTATGCTCTATGGATACCAGATTTATTCATGGAAAAAGTTGAAAAGGATGAAACTTGGCATTTGATGTGTCCAAATCAATCAAAAGGATTGTCAGATGCATATGGTGATGTTTTCAAAAATTTGTACAATGGATATGTATCAACGGGAAACTATATTAAAGAAATAAAAGCACGTGATTTATGGTTTAAAATTTTGGATAGTCAAATGGAAACTGGTACACCATACATGCTATACAAGGATGCATGTAATACGAAGAGCAACCAAAAGAACCTGGGAACAATTAAATCATCTAATTTATGCTGTGAAATAATTGAATATAGTGATTCTAATGAAAGTGCTGTTTGTAATTTGGCAAGTATATCTTTGTCTGCAATGGTTGAAAATGGTATATTCAATTATGAAAAGTTGTTGAAGACTACTAAAATAGTAACTAATAATTTAAATAAGCTAATAGATGTTAATTTTTATCCTACTGAAAAGACAAAAACGAGTAATAATAAACACCGTCCAATCGGAATTGGTGTACAAGGATTGGCTGATGCATTAGCATTAATGGATGTTGCATTTGAAAGCGAAGAGGCTGTAAAAATAAATAAGGCTATATTTGAAACTATATATTATGCATCTATTGAAAAAAGTATGGAATTATCTCTCTTAAACGGTTCATACGAATCTTTTCAAGGATCGCCTATATCAAAAGGAATATTTCAATTTGATATGTGGAAGATAACACCTAGTATGTATGATTGGAATAAATTACGAACTCTTGTTATGGAACACGGTGTACGTAATTCATTGTGCGTAGCACCAATGCCAACTGCATCTACTAGTCAAATATTGTCTAATAACGAATGTTTTGAACCATTCACGAGTAATATATATACAAGAAGAACATTGGCTGGAGAATTTATAGTAATCAATAAATATCTAATGAAAGAATTAATTGATTTGGGAATATGGAATCTTAAAATAAAAGAAAAGATTATTGAAAATAAAGGATCTATACAAAATATTGATGAAATATCGGATAAAATAAAACGCAAATATAAAATTGTATGGGAAATACCAATGAAGCATATTATCAATATGGCGAGAGATAGAGGTGCATTCATATGCCAAAGTCAGTCAATGAACCTATGGATTGAAGAACCTAATTATAAAATATTAACAAGTATGCACATATACTCGTGGAAACAGGGTCTAAAAACGGGTTTGTATTATTTGCGAAGAAAACCTAAACATCAGGCACAACAATTTACTTTGCAACCCGAATGTACTATGTGTAGTGCTTAACTCGCGTGTTATGCTTAACGCCGTTTACTTGGGTAAGCAGACTTATACATAGAATAACCTGTATATAGAATAAATAAAACTAATAATACAACCATAAAAATATTAAAAAACTTCATAAATGTACAAAAAAAAGATGTATCACTGGCTGGGCATTGTATAGTTGTTCCAAATAATCCAAAAATACCAGAACCCATGATACCACCATTACCAGAATTTCCGTCACTTGATTGTTTATTTGATTGTTTAGGCATTATATATTTATAATATTTTTTTCTGTCATAAATATATGAAAATATTTAATAAAGTCAGTGTTCTAGTCATAATATTAATTGGCGTAACTTTATTATTTGCTATATTGGGTTCATTACAAATTAAACCTATGGTTGAGGGTTTTGATAGCACAGTCGGATGTTCTGGAGAGATTGTTCCTGAGTGTCATGATAAAGTACTAAAATTTGCAAAATACGATGAAGATGATATGGATGATTACATATTAAAAACAGAAATTGTTGTCCCTACTTGTCCAACATGCCCATCATTTGAAGATAAAGAATGGGAAAATGGTGAATGGAGACCAAAATACCGAGATGAACACCGTGATGATGAACCTAACTGGGATGAATCTAATGACTATTATAATGAAACGAAATGGGAATCAACTAAAGAGACAACAATTAACAATGAAACAAATATAAATAAAACAGTTGCTCTACCCGAACCAGTACAAACAAAAACTCCTCCAACGACAACTCCACCACCAGCAAATGTTGGGTTAGCAGGATCGGCTACACCAATGGCCGCTGAACCAAGTTCTGTTTCTACACCAGCAGCAGCAAATAATAAAGATACACCTCCATGCCCCGCATGCGAGAGATGTCCTGAACCAGCATTTGAATGTAAAAAAGTACCAAATTATAGATCACAATCTATGCAAAATTACATGCCATTGCCAATATTGAATGATTTTAGTAAATTTTAATCAGTCGTTTTTTACAACTTCTGTTCATTTGAAATGTTTTACATTTTTTAGATTGTGGTACTATTTTTATGATACACTTAGATTTTTCTCCTTTATATAAAGATTCGGTACATCCTTTTTCCTTAACAACTCGTTTTACAGTACACCTTGCTCTAAAATGTTCATATCTTTCCCTAACATCATCATATGTCAAATTGGATTTTTTACCAAGCATTTTATTTATGTGTTCATGTAAATTATAAATATATCTAGAAAATGATTCCCTATCCTTCATAGAAGACATTTTTAAAGGAACTGATTTAAAATTTTTCTTGAGATTCATTCTACAATACTTACAAGGCAAAACTTCCTTCAAACTTAATATAAAGTCAAAGTAATATTTTTTTTGTTCCTTGGTTGGTTCAATTGGATAATTAAAACTCATTGTATGCAAAAAGTGCCATAAACTTGGTCCCCATACAGTTGTCAACATACCCTCTCCACTTTTGTATTCCTTTTCACTATATGTAGACATATTAATACTAGATATTTTAATTTATACAATATATATAATGGCAAATATAGGTACAAATATAGCTCAACGATTAGTAGCAGCTGGTGGAGGAATGATTGCATTTTCATTAATACCCACAAATATACCAATTGTTGGTTTTTTTGCAGCTCCATTACCAACTACCGCATCGGCTGCAGTAATTACTTTAGTTATATCAGCAACCAAAACTGCAATCAAGGAACAAGTAGTTGGTGTAATTCAAGAAGCATTAGAAGGAGTTGGTAATCTATTATTACCACAATACGCAAATGGACATGGTGCCTTTATGTTTGGAGGAGGAAACGAATCATACAATTCTATTGATGTAATAGTATTTAATAAATTTTCACAAAAAATTATATATCCATCCAATATGTCTCTAGAAGATCTGTTAAATCATTTAGCAGATGCAACCGAAAAGAATCTACACAGGCGTAAAAAATCAAAGACTAAAAAACTAATGTCTAAAACACTTTAGTTTGCACTTGAGTTCTTCTATTACGTTGATAGAATTAATTTTCTTATTAAATTTAATACGCATTATTTCTTCATAATAGTGTTTTAAGTGTATGTATTTATTCTGGTTAATAAATACATATGTGTTCGTATTGTTTACTTTAATAAACATTACATAAAATTACGTTATCTGTTTATTTAATTTTATATTATCATTAATTAAATGAGTATGCTTAATGTTTTGGTTGGATTTATCATATTTATTATTTTTGGTGGAGTTGGATACTATTTATATAATCGCAAAAAGAATGAATTTGTTTCAAACGATGAATATAAATCAACAAGTACAACAAAAGAAGGTAATTTA